CGCTCTATCAACAGAATCCAACACCGATTAGTGGTGGCATCTTTAAGAAACACTACTGGCGCTACTGGAAGCCAAAGCGGGTCAGCTTACCGCCAGTTTCAGTCAGAACGGCTGACGGAGACATCGTTCAAATCGAAGCCATTGATCTGCCGGATTCGTTCGATGAACAGATGCAATCATGGGACTGCTCATTTAAGGACACCAAAACATCAAACTTTGTGGCTGGGCAGGTATGGGGCAAACGGGGCGCCAATAAGTTTTTACTGGACTATAAAAAAGAGCGCCTAGACATTATCGGTACGATGGCTGGCATTCAATACTGGGATGCCAAATGGCCCAAGGCGATAGCAAAGCTCATTGAAGATAAGGCGAATGGACCAGCAGTTATCCAGATGCTTCATAGCAAAGTGGCTGGCTTGATTGCTGTAGAGCCTGAAGGTGGTAAAATAGCCAGGGCAAACGCTGTAGCGCCAGAGGTAGAGGCAGGCAATGTATTTTTGCCGCATCCAGCGCTTTATAGCTGGGTCGATGAACTTATCGGTAATTGCGCTGCCTTTCCGAACGTAGCAAACGATGACGATGTTGATACGCTCACGCAGGCGCTTAATCGAATGCAGTCAAAACGACAGACTGCCACCAGTTCCAGCGGTGTATCAAGAGAACAATTAGCCGAGGTCTTTGGATGAGCAGCCAACTTAAATGTGATCATTGCCAGCATGAATTCATGCCGCAAGTCAAGGATAAGCCCTTGCCGGGCGGTGCGATGGTGCGCCAGTTTCGCTGCCCTAAGTGCCGACACATTTACGTGGTGGCTCGCTTCACGGCGCTGGGCGTCAGGCTGATGCAGCAGATTCAAGGCTTAGACCAAGCTGACCCTGAATTCGCTGCCAAGATCGATGACTTGCGGAAAAAACTGAAAAATGAGATTGCCGGGGCATAATGCAAGCAAAAGACCCATTGATTTATGAAACAACTTGTGATAAGATAGAGCAAGTCACAGTAACGCTTGAAGGGGCTAAGCGCTTGGCTGATCACTATTTGGCGCTTGCCCAGTATTGGCGACAGGTAGCTAAGTTGCCGCCAATACTGACAGCAGCTAGCCAACGAAAGATGGCTGAACTTAGCAGGTAGCTATTGCGTGACCGGTCTCATAAACCGTGTAGGTCTTGGTTCGACTCCAAGTCCCGCAACAATTTAATATTTGCCCAATCTAACGACAAGGCGACGTACCCATAGGGGTATTGTCGCCTTTTTTTATTTCTAGGACTTTTGCTTGGCAATCCAGCGGGTAGGCGGCAGCATCATACAACGGTTTCAGGCATTGTTTGCGCCGCGTGAGCAGCAGCAGACCGCCGTCACAACCGTTGCGCCCCCAGAGCGGCCCACGGCGCTAATGAATCTGTTTGCCGCTGAACAGGGGCGCCGGCCGTTAATCGAGGACTGCCGGCGCATGTATGACGAAGATACCCGTGCGCAAGACATTATTGACACGATGGCGAGCGACAGCGTCAAAGGCGCTTTTGAGTTACGCGTTGATGGGCGCAACGCCAAGCAAGCCAAGCAAATCGCTGATGACCTACTAAACCGCATTGAGTTCTTTAACAACATAGAGCAGTGGATCCGTGAGACCTTCATCGACGGCGACACCTTTTTGGAGTTGGGCGCCAACAGTGCCGGCGACATTGTCGAGGTGACCCGCAAGCCGACCTTGGAGCTGCACCGCTGGACCAACGAGTATGACCGCTTCATTGACTCATCCAGAGCCTTCTTCTGGACGGACATGATGTGGAATGGAGGCTACACGTTAGACCCACCGTCTGATGCCGTCTTCTTTGCCGAGTGGCAAATCATTCACGCCCGCAATAATCCACGGTCTAATAGTCGCTACGGCCGTCCGATGTTTGGGTCGGCGCGCAAGAGCTACAAAAGGATGGGCGAGGGTGAATTAGACATGGCTATCCGGCGCAAGACACGGGCCGGGATGAAGTATCTGCACACCGTGGAAGACGGCAGCGAGGCCGACATCGAGGCGTACAAGGCGCGCAACAAGGCGGTACTATCTGACGCCTTCGCTGCGGTCGCTGATTTCTTCAGCAGCAAGAAGGGCAGCATCACGGCTATCCAGGGCGATGCTCACCTCAGTGAATATGATGACGTGCTGCACCATGTGCGCACCTGGTGGATGGCTTCACCGGTTCCCATGTCGCTGCTGGGCTATGGTCAGGATCTAAACCGTGATGTGCTTGATGAGCAGAAAGAGCAGTATGACGGTCACAAGGAGCAGAAGTCGCAATGGGTCGCTGGGCAGTTTGTCAAGCCCCTTATTGAGCGCCAGTGGCTTCTCAAAGGCATTTGGCCAGGCTCGCTGGATTGGGACGTGGAATGGAGCAGCAAGCAGCCGCTTCAAGCGCTGATGCTCAAAGACGCCGGCGACGCCATGCTCAAGCTGCAAGCGTTGGGCTTGCCAGAAGAGACCATCATTCATCTGCTGTCGCTCTTTGTGCCTGACATGAACGCCGATGAAGTGCTAAAGCAAATGCAAGCCGAGCAAGAGGCTGCCATGCGGGACCAAGTGCAGAGGATAGCGGCGAATGCTGATCAGATCTCGATGGGCCAGAATACGGATTCACAAGGAAACAATGAGCCTGCAAACAGTCAGCCCAACGCAAATTGATGCGCTGATGAACCAAGCGGTCAGCCGGCTCACCTTATTCGTAATGGGCCAGTCGCACGCCATCCTTGGCGTCTTTAGCGACTGGTTGAGCACCAAGGTAATGAACGCCGCTGACGGTGAGGGCATGGTTGGCATTGCCGAGTTGCGAGGGCTAGAGACCCTAGCGCGTGAGGAACTAAAACGAGCGCTGACCAAGTGGACAACCATGTTGGAAGCGGCATTAGAACAGGCTGGTGACATTGCGTTTGCTGGGCTGGTAGTGCGCCACAATAGTTATTTCACTGGCGCCACATTGACCGAAGCATCCTCGACAAGCTCGGATACCGAACGGTTGGCGAGCTTGTCGAGCCAATGGCAGAACCGGCGCAACTTGGCGCTTAAGCAGGCAAAGCAGCGCACCTATGGCGACGGTCTTAATTTAAGCCAGCGGATTTGGCGCTTAGAACATGGCGGCATGGACCGCATTAAGCGCATGCTGGCCGAAGCGTACAGTGAGCGCACGTCGGCGGCAAAGCTGGCCAGAACATTAGAAGCCGAGCTGGGCGTTGACAAAGATATGCCACGCTGGACGGAGGATCGTCTGTATAGAATGACGGCACGCCAACGAGCCACAAGCAAAGAAGGTTTGCTGCGAGGTAGCGAGAACCGTACACAGGGGCTTGCTTACAATGCGCTCCGCTTGGCCCGCACCGAGATCCAGTACGCCAACATTGCCGTTGGCCGGGACATCGCCATCAATGCGCCGTGGGTCACTGGACGCAAGGTGACGTTATCGCCGGGCCATCCGAAGATTGATGTATGTGACGATTTGGTCAGCCGTAATCCATATCCGAAGGATAGCGAAGTCATTCCGGCGCATTCAAATTGTATGTGCTATTTTTCTGATGTTCTAATGAATAAATCAGCGTTCATTGCCGATGTCAAGGGCTGGATGAAGGGTGACAATCATTTCTTGGATGACTACAAGGCTTGGATGGGCGGGCGACAAGTCACCGAGCCACTACCATGGTCAGGATTGACCCTGGCTGATGCACTTGAACTTTGGAATAGTAACCGGCAGGCGGCGCAAGCCCTGGCGTTGAAAGTGAGTTAAGACAAGATGGCAACAAATGAATTAAAGCACAGTGAATTACTGAGTAAGCTCGATAGGCTGATTGTTGAGTTTAGCTTGTTTAAGCCGCTAGATCGTAGCGAGGTGGCGCGCCGATATGCGGTAACGATCACTGAACTTGAAAAAGCGCACGCCTATTTCAATACCTACGTTGTTGTTGCGGGTAAAAGTAGCGAACCGGGGTAATCATGAAACCAACATTTAAGACCGAGGAACTATTCAACCAAGCCGTCTTGCGTTACTTCGGGCTAAACGAATCGACCCGTAGCGATGCCAGCTATGAGGCGCTAGCATCGCAGATTTGCACGGCGCTCAACGAGTGGACCGCCAAGCCTGGCGAACACATGAGCATCCGGTGGACCTTCAGCAACCGTGTCATTGCGTCGTCATGGAGCGAAGGCGAGTATGGCGTCTGGGAGATCCCTTGGTCGCAAGATGATGCCGGCATGTTTACGTTCGGTACGCCGGTGCCTGTCAATCAAATCGCCCTCTATGAGCCGATGACGGAGAGCGTCAAGAAGCTCGATAAGAAGCGGCGCTTTGAGGAGACGATTGATCAGGCCTTGCAAGTTGACAACGCCGACGCCACCGGAGCCATGCGCATACGGGCCATCGGCGTCACGGCGGATGTTGTCAACCGCAATGGGCGGCGCTATCCGCGCGAGGTGTTGGCCGAAGCTATCCAGCGGCTTAACGGCCATCTCAACGAATCGGCTGGACAGGGCAGACTCATCCTGACGGGCGAGGCTGAGCATCCTGGTGACAAAGGGCAAAAAGAGCACATCCTAGAAACGGTGTTCAGATGGGACGCAGTATCCCTCGGACTTGACAACAACGTCATGCTCGAAGGCGTCATCGTTCCAACAACCCGTGGCAAAGATTTGCA